GCATCTACAATTTCTGCAGGTATTTCGACTGGAGATATCTTAACCTTTAAGAGATTTAATGATGGTTATGACAAGCAAGTTTATGGAATTTCTACCGATAGTAGCAGTGTTCCTGCTGCTTACAGTGGATTTGCTCACCAAGGTTGGGTTGGCGTTACAACCTACGTAGATTGTCAGGGTAACTTCAGAGTAAAAACTGAAACTTTAGTTGCTATGTCTGGTATTACTACTGGCGCTGACGGAATTCTCTATCCAACCGCACGTTGATTGATATATGATCTTTAATGAATTGAATGAGGACAATTTCCTTCTCTTTGCTATTAAAAATTATGAAAATCCTCAAGCAGTTACAAAAGAGGATTTTGAAAAAGACTTAAATCATTTTAAGTATATTAAGAGGTTGTTGAAAAGATATAAAAGAGAAGGTGAACTTAAAACTCACCTTCTCTTAAATCACTTTATTATTCTTTATAATATTTTTGGTGAAGCAACAACTCCAATGTTATTTTTTAAGATTGAGAAAGATTTGTGGTCTTCATTAAAATCTTTTATTATTTTTTTGAATAGACTGCCAGAATATCCAAAATCAGGTATTCATGATATTCAAGTTGATCTCTATTGTTTAGCAGAACTTAATAAAATCTACAATGGAAAAGAAGAAACTTGATTGGATTATTTCTATAATCAAAGAGCAAATGGTAGGAAATGCTCCTGGAGGTTCTGGTGGATTTAGTGGATCTGCAGAAGCAAAAGGACCAACCGCTGGTTTTGATCCTGTAATGGGATTAAGAAGAAGAAAAGGACCACAGATTAAACTTCCACCTGGTTCTCGTAAGAGGTGGATGAAACCAGAATAATAAATACAAATAATACTACTTGAGGTTATTACTTTGTAAATGGTAGTAGTCAAATAATAACCTCAAAGAACAATGTTTGGACAAGACTCAAAAATTAAAGTTGCAGTGCTTGAAGAAAGAGTAAAAATTCATGAAGAAATGGTGGAGCGTGTAGACGCTGCCATTCAAACTTTAAGCGAAACAAATCAAAACATTTGTAAGATGCTTGCCATTCATGATGAAAGAATTTTTAATTGCGCAAGAAGTGATGAAGATATTAATGAAAAAATGGGCAAGTTGGAAGTTAAAGTAGATGAACTTTCCAAGTTTAAGTGGATGGCAGCAGGTGTAGTATCACTTGCTTTATTATTTGTTCCATTTGTAACAGATTTTATAAATTCATCAATAAATTCTTTAACTGAGCAAGTTAAAACTAAATAATCAAGAGTTGGCGCTAATGCCAATGAAAACTAAAAATAAAACATCTATTTACTCTCTCCAAAAGATTACAAATTCAGTTATAAAGTGGACTGGTCTTATAACTGTTTTGTGTCTTGACAAAACAAGGTAGTCTGGTAGACTGGATACACACTTTAAAGATTGGTTATGGATTTTATTGATGTAAAGTACATCAATTTGTTATCTACGCGATTTCAAAAATTTAAGAAGGTAAAGCATAATCTTTATAATCTTCGTTGTCCTATTTGTGGCGACTCTCAAAAAAATAAAAATAAAGCAAGGGGATACCTATATCAAGTAAAAAACAACACCAACTATAAGTGTCATAATTGTGGTGTTAATATTTCCTTCAATAATTTTTTGAAGCAAATAGATCCAGTAGTTTACAAACAATATACGTTTGAGAAGTTTAAAGAAGGTCATACTGGAAAATCTTTTACAGTAGAAGAACCAAAGTTTAAATTTGAGGCACCAAAGTTCAAACCAAAATTGGACTTACCAAAAGCATCATCAAATCCTGATGCAAAAAAATATCTTGAAAATAGAAAATTAAATCCAGATAACTATTATTACACCGAAAAATTTAAGGAGTGGACCAACTCTCTCCAACAAACATTCGACAGTACTGATAAAGATGAACCAAGGATTATAATTCCTTTGTTTTATCAAAATACTTTAGTCGGATTTCAGGGTAGAGCACTTGGTCCATCAAAGGTAAAATACATTACTGTAATGCTTAACGATGACGCACCAAAAATCTACGGTCTTGATCAAATCCAAAAAACTGAAACTGTCTACATCACGGAAGGTCCCTTCGATTCAACTTTCATTCGCAACTCAATTGCTTTGTGTGGAGCTGATGGTGATCTTGATAAGTGGAATATTGGCAGGCGTGTTTGGATATATGATAACGAACCACGTAATGCAGAAATCGTCAGTAGAATTGCAAAGCGAATCGATGAAGGTGAACAAGTCGTAATTTGGCCTTCGATAATATCTGAAAAAGATATTAATGATATGATTTTATCTGGACTTGATGTTCAGTCTGTGGTAGAATCAAATACTCACTCTGGATTAGAAGCAAAACTTAAATTTACTACCTGGAAGAAAATATGAGCAACGGTTTAAAGGTTCAAAAGAGAAATGGTTCCATTGAGAGCATTGATCTTGATAAGATGCATGTAATGGTTGAAGAGGCATGTAGAGGTCTTGCAGGCGTTTCTGCGAGTCAAGTTGAGATGAAGTCTGGTATTCAGTTTTATGACGGCATTACTACGGCAGAGATTCAGGAAATCTTAATTCGCAGTGCTAGTGATCTGATTGATTTGGATCATCCTAACTATCAGTTTGTTGCCGCAAGACTTCTTCTTTTTGCAGTTCGTAAGCAACTTTATGGAAAGATGAAGGATCTTCCCACTCTTGAGCAGCACATCATCGATTGCGTTTGTGCAGAAGTATATGATAATGATATCTACAATAAGTATTCCCAAGAAGAGATTGCTAAAGCAGATTCCTTCATTGATCACGATCGTGATTTTTTGTTCACTTATGCAGGCCTTCGTCAGGTAGTTGATAAGTATCTTGTTCAGGATCGGAGTTCTGGTGGAGTGTATGAAACTCCTCAGTTCATGTATATGATGATTGCTCTGACTATTTTCGCAGAGTATCCAAAAGAAACTAGAATGTCATATGTCAAGAGGTATTATGACGCAATCTCCAAACACAAAATCAACATCCCCACTCCCATCATGGCAGGAGTGCGAACGCCACTTAGACAATTTGCTAGTTGTGTTCTTGTTGATGTTGATGACACCCTCGATTCTATCTTTAGCTCTGACATGGCTATTGGTCGATACGTTGCGCAGAGGGCGGGAATCGGCATCAACGCTGGTAGAATCCGTGGTATCAACAGCAAAATCAGAGGGGGAGAAGTTCAACACACGGGTGTTGTACCATTTCTCAAGAAGTTTGAAGCAACTGTCAGATGTTGCACGCAAAATGGCATACGAGGTGGATCCGCGACAGTCCACTTCCCAATCTGGCACCAAGAAATAGAAGATATTCTTGTTCTTAAAAACAATAAGGGTACGGAGGATAATCGTGTTCGCAAACTTGATTACAGTATTCAAATCAGCAAACTCTTCTATGAGAGGTTCATTCAAGATGGTGAGATCACACTTTTCTCCCCACATGATGTCCCTGGACTTTATGATTCTTTCGGACTCCCTACTTTTGACGATCTCTATGTTTCGTATGAAAAAGATCCGTCCGTTCCGAAAAAAACTATTAAAGCGCAAGAACTCATTCTTAACCTTCTCAAAGAACGTGCGGAAACGGGTCGTATTTACATTATGAACATCGACCATTGCAATTCTCATTCTTCCTTTAAGGATAAAGTTGAGATGAGCAACCTTTGCCAAGAGATTACTCTTCCTACGTATCCAATTCAACATATTGATGATAAGAGTGGTGAGATTGCTCTTTGTATTCTTTCTGCTATTAATGTTGGTAAAGTTAAATCTGACGAAGAACTTGAGGAACTTTGTGATCTTTCAGTTCGTGGTTTAGATGAGTTGATTGATTATCAAAAGTATCCCGTAGAGGCGGCAGAAATCGCCACCAAGGCACGTCGTTCTCTTGGTATAGGGTTTATTGGTCTTGCGCACTATTTGGCAAAACTTGGATTTAATTATGACTCTCAGGAAGCTTGGGATGCAGTTCACGGACTTTCTGAATCCTTCCAGTATTATCTTCTCAAAGCATCCAATCAACTTGCTAAAGAAAAAGGTTACTGTGAATACTTTGGACGCACTAAGTATGCTGATGGCATTCTTCCCATCGATACTTACAAGAAAGACGTAGACGAAATTTCATCCATTAACCTTCAGCATGATTGGGAATCTCTCAGGTCATCTATCTTGGAACACGGTCTCAGGCACTCAACACTGTCCGCACAGATGCCATCGGAGAGCAGTTCCGTTGTGTCAAACGCAACAAATGGAATTGAACCTCCTCGTGGATTCTTGTCCATTAAGAAAAGTAAAAAAGGACCACTCAAGCAGATTGTTCCACAGTATCATACCCTCAAGAACAACTATACGCTTCTTTGGGATATGCCTAGTAACAATGGTTATATTAATATTGTTGCAGTGATGCAGAAGTTTTTTGATCAAGCTATCTCGGGTAACTGGTCGTATAATCCAGAAAATTATCCCGACAATGAAGTTCCTGTGTCAGTAATGGCAAATGACTTTTTGACTACATACAAGATGGGATGGAAAACTTCTTATTACCAAAACACTTATGATATTAAGACTGATGAGGTAGTAGAAGAAAAACCCAATCTTCAAGATTTGCTAAGTGAGTTAAGTTCAGTAGAGGAGGGAGAGTGTGAATCCTGTGCAGTTTAAAATTTCTTCAACAGAAGAACCTCAAACAAATATTAAAGGAATGACGGTTTTTAATACTGAAAAAGTTGATACCAAAAAACAACCAATGTTTTTTGGAAAACCTCTTGGAGTTCAAAGATACGATTCATACAAATATCCAATCTTCGATAAACTAACTACTCAACAACTTGGATACTTCTGGAGACCCGAAGAGGTGTCTCTCCAGAAGGATCGTGGAGATTATCAGACTCTACGTCCCGAACAAAAGCATATCTATACTTCTAACCTGAAGTATCAGATTATGCTTGATTCGGTTCAAGGTCGTGGACCAGGTATGGCATTTATTCCATACTGCTCACTTCCTGAATTGGAAGCATGTATGGAAGTGTGGGGATTTATGGAAATGATCCACTCACGCTCTTACACTTACATCATTAAAAACATTTATTCAGACCCTTCTGAGGTCTTTGATACTATCATTGGAGATGAGCGTATTCTGGAACGTGCTAAGACCGTTACAGAATCTTATGATGACTTCATTCAATCAGCACAGCAATATGGTGTATCTGATGCCTGGATGCACAATCTTGAAGGAGTATCATACGCAAAGGACACTATTAATGACGTTAAACGAAAACTGTACAGAGCAGTCGCAAACGTTAATATTCTTGAAGGTATTCGCTTCTACGTTAGTTTTGCTTGTAGTTTCGCCTTTGGTGAACTTAAGCTTATGGAAGGATCCGCTAAAATCATCTCTCTTATTGCAAGAGACGAAAATCAACACTTAGCACTTACTCAGAACATTCTGAATAAGTGGCGTGATGGTGATGACCCCGAAATGCAAAAGATTATGAAGGAAGAAGAAGAATGGACCTATAAAATGTTCGATCGTGCTGTAAATGAAGAAAAGAAATGGGCAGATTATCTGTTCAAAGACGGTAGTATGATCGGACTAAATGATAAACTTCTTCAACAATATGTAGAGTGGATCGCAAACAGAAGACTTAAAGCAATTGGATTAAAACCCCAATACGATATTTCAGCAAACAATAATCCATTACCTTGGACCCAGCACTGGATTTCCTCTAAAGGTCTCCAGGTTGCTCCCCAGGAAACGGAAGTCGAAAGTTACGTAGTCGGCGGAATCAAACAAGATGTTACCAAAAATACTTTCTCAGGATTCAAATTATGATGAATGGTGCGAACAGGAAATCTTGAACGCCTACAAAGAAGCAGCAGAATGTGATGAGTTTATGTTTGGAGATTATGACTTCTGTAAAGAATGGTTAAATGATATCTGATAGATAGAGGAGGTCACACTCCTCTTTTTTATGCCTAAAAATCAAATATCAAAAGATGAATTAAAAGTTCGGGTCTTAAAATTAAAGGATAAACTTTATAAAGATCACATTAGACCAGAAATGGATATGAAAGGACTTGCTCATAAATATCTCAACGAAGTCCTTGATATAATTGATGAGTACAGATATTGACTATGAAAATCCTTGGACCTACAATGGAAAAGAATTTGGTTCAAGTGATATTCTGGATTATTATGGTTTTGTATAC